TCAAGGACCCCAGCTTATGAAAGCCACTGAATGGCCACTTTACCGAGCAGTATGTGGCCCTTTGTGGAATGATGTTAAGAAACTTGCTAATACATTGCTAGGTATCAACAAAATCCATTTTAAAGACTTTGTTGCTTACATTAAGGGAACTAGGATGTCTGGTGAAATGAACACATCCTTGGCAAACACTTGGAACAACTACATCATCTGCAGATTCGTGGCACTGAAGAGCGGAATCCATGATATCAAGAGCTACCATGTGGGAGACGACGGACTGATTAGAATCCGAAGGGGAAACAGATTTAATATGACCTATTTCGAACAACTTGGATTGGAGATCAAAGCGGATTACAAAGATGAACTTTATTTATGCAATCTTTGCAAGCTACATTATTTGCCTAGTGGAGCTGTTGTCAGAGATTTCAGACCTGTACTAGCCAAAATAGGCTGGTTTAACAAGAAGTTTTGTAATTCCAGATTAAAAATCCATGATGAACTTTTAGTTTCGAAAGCTGTCTGTTTCCTGTTCTTAACCAAGAACTGCCCTATTATCGGCCCTTTATGTGTTAGAATTATTAAAGAGTATAAAGTCGGTGCTGAACGTATATTGAGAAGATTAAATAGCGATGCAGAGTTCAGCTATTTAAAACAACTGGTTAACCCAAAAAGAATTGTAAATGAAGTCATGAAAGGAATTGAATTTTATCCTGAACCAACTTACGAGGATAGAGTCCATTATTCTGTTCTGTTTGACATCTCACCGCACATGCAGGTCGAGATGGAAAACATGAACGTACTGAAACCTTTTGCTTTTTCGGACTATGGTGTCACAGTCCCAGAAGCATGGATTCAGTACGATCGGGAACACGTTTATTTGGACAAGATTAGAACCAATCCGGAGAAATTCTTCACACAGTTAAAGAAAGACTTCAAAAGAGCTAACAAGGTGGACATGGCTATAACAGTCGTCAAGGTGCTGTTTAAGCTGGGACTAGCTTGATTTATAGAAAAC